CAAGAGGCCGCAACCATCCAAGCCGAGAACATTGAGCTTCGTGCCAAGGCAGAGCTAGTGCCAACCCTTGAAGCGAAGATCACGGAACTCGAAAACGCCGCGAAGATCACCGCCGAAAAGATCGACACCGCCGCCGCACAAAAGCTGGCGAGCATGGGACACGGCGAGCCGCTTGACCTTGGCGCGAAGGCTCCGACAGAAACCAGCGCAAAGGAACTCAGCCTTGTGGCGTTCAACGAACTCACCCCTTCTCAACGCATGGACTTCATTAAGTCCGGCGGCAAAATCTCCAACTAACTAAACTACCACCATGCCAAATACTCTCACTAACCTAGTCGCCGACGCATACACCGCGTTGGATGTCGTTTCCCGCGAGCTTGTGGGATTCATCCCGTCCGTCACCCGTGACGCATCCGTTGACCGCGTAGCCGTTGGTCAAAATGTCCGCAGCTTCAAGACCGCCGCAAATACTGCCGGTAAGGACATCGAAGCTGCAATGGCATTTCCTACCGCCGCGTATCAAACCGTTGGTAACGAAGCTATCACGATCAGTAAGGCACGCGCCTTTCCGTTTTCGTGGACTGCTGAGGAGCAATACACGGTGAACGCCGGAGCCGGAACGCTTTCGGTTGCTCAAGACCAAATCGCCCAAGCCTACCGCGCTGCCGTCAACGAAATCGAAAACGACATCGCCGACGCTGCCGCACTTGGCGCATCCGGCGGCATCACTCCGAACGCAAGCACCCTTTTCAGCGCAACCCTGAAAGACGGCGCGTTTGCCAAGAAGTTCCTCGATGATCGTGGCGCACCACTCAGCGACCGTCACATGGTGCTCAACACCACGGCATCCGCCGCAATGCGCGGACTCACCCAGCTTACCAACGTAGGTGATGCGGGAGATCAAGGACTGCTTCGCCAAGGCGTTATTGGAAACCTCTTTGGGTTTAACGTGCGCGAATCCGCTCAAGTTGGATTGACCGCAACCGCAACAGGAGCCAACTACCTTGTTGATAACGTCGCAGGCTATGCTGTTGGAGCAACCACAATCCACGTTGACACTGGAACCGGATCAATCCCAGCAGGCTCGCTCGTAACCATCGGCGGAAATAGCTACATGGTTGTCACCGGAACCGCTGGCGACGGAGATCAAGACATCGTTATTGCCGCGCCGGGACTTATCAAGGCAATCTCCAATAATGACCCAGTCACCGTGCTTTCCGCTCAGGACGCGAACGCTGCATTCAGCCGCAACGCTATCGTCCTTGCCACCCGCCTCCCAGCCGTGCCAATCGGCGGCGAAGACCTCGCCATCATGCGCGAAGTCATCACCGACCCACGCAGCGGCCTGAGCTTTGAGCTTGCGGTTTATCCCGGCTACCGGATGGTTCATTACGAGATCGGCGTTCTCTGGGGCGCGAAGGTTCTCAAGCCGGAGCATATCTGCCTCCTCACCGATTAACTTTCTAGCATACTGCTTTTCATCCCTGCCCGCCGCATCCGTCAAAAGGTGCGGCGGGTTTGTTTTGTGCTTTTGACTTTCGCCCCCATCCTTGCAATCTTAGGCCATGTCAATCCTGAGCGACTTCGTTTCCGCCATCGCCCCGCTCGCCCGTGAAATCATCGGCAGCGAGACGCTTTCGATTGCAGGCGGAACGGCCATAGCCGGAACATTTAACGAGGCTCGCCACTCCCGCGAATATGAGGAAGGCGGATTTGAGCGTGATGCGATGATGGACTTTGTAGTTGAAACCGCAACCTTTGAGGCGGCTTACACAAGCACGGCTAGCGCATACCTAGGCAAGACCGCGACGGCACGGGGTGCGACATGGCGCGTTTCCTCGATCAGCCGTGGCGCGTTTTTTGTGACGGTCGGATTGGTGGCAACGAATAAATCATCTTGAAAAAATAGCTTGCGCGGTTTCAAGCTTATGGGTAGATTTTCCCCGTGAACGAAATCCCCGACAACATCACCGACTACCTCGCAAGTGAAAAACTCGACGGCGTGCGCGGAATCTGGACGGGATCAGAGTTCATCACCCGCCACGGGAATATCCTCAACGTCCCAGCATGGTTCAAGGTCGGCATGCCATCCGTTCGCCTTGATGGCGAGATTTCCATGGGACTCGGAACATTCAACCAACTGCAATCGGAGATGCAGCGCAAGGGCGGCGAATGGGCAGGTATCCGATTCATGATCTTCGACGCAGCAATCCTTCGCAAGACGACTACCGAACGTATTGCATTCCTTGAAACGCTTCTACTTCCTTCGCATTGCACGGTGATTTCACACGCGTCACTCGATAACCACGCCGAGCTTGACGAGATGGAAACGGACATCGTCAACAACGGCGGGGAAGGCATCTGCTTGCGCCACAAGGATGAGTTCTACCGCCCGAATAACTTCATCAAGGTGAAGCGGCTTTTCCCTGACCTCGACCGCTGGCAGGGTTGATCTTTACTTTCGCCCGCTATGCGGCAAGTATCAGGAATGCTAACCGCCAACGTGGACACCATAGGGATTGCCCGCGAGCTACGCGCCATGACCAAGAATTTCGGAGAAAGCAACGAATCCGCAATTTGCCGCTGGGGCGTGGCTGTATGCCGTGACCTAACCAAACGCACCCAAGCATGGGGTGATGATACGAAGGCTAAAGAGAAGCAGATTTCAGCAATCAAGAAAGACGCGAACAGGGCGGTTTATAGCGTCACCAAGCAAACATACGTCAACGGAGTCCAAAGCGGAAAACTCAGCGGACTAGTCGTCAACGGGGAACTCGTCACATTCACGCCGGATCGAATCTTGAAAACGCCGCAGGAAGTTGTTGATTTCATCGACCTAAACCGCACCAACCGCAAAAACCGCGTGCCGACCATGAAGCGAAATATGAAGGCAATTGCGTCCGCGCCAAACGTGAATAAGGCCGTCACAATCAAAGCCAAAAGAGCAGGCAAAGCCAAAGGTGGATGGATCGGAGCCGGAAAAACCATCGGCGCAAAACAGCGCAAAGGATCACGAATAACAATCGGAAAAGGAGTTGCCGGATACGCGCACAAATTCTCATCAGGCGGAACGGCTCAACTTATCCGGTCAACATGGAACCCCATCGGAAAGCTCATCAATAACGTGCCATACGTCGGAACGGATTACGTCTTGAAAAAATCAGACGCGCAGGATGCGATCAACCAAGGCGGACGTATGACGATCAAATGGTATGAATCGGCGATGGCCGCGAAACTCAAACGCAAAAACAAATGACAACCGACAGACTACTCGACGCATGGAAACGATGGCTACAACGCGGCACGGCTTTGCCTGTGGCGATGCGTGATGATGCGAGCGTGAAAACTTACCCGGGCGTTTACATCGAAGGCGATCAGGTAAGCCGCTTTGAATCGAACGGCATACAGGACGGAAACGCCTTTCTTGTCGAATGGGAAACGAAGCTCGTCACAACTCCAGGACTCGATTCAGACCTCGCCACAAGCAAGGAAGAGCATGACGAAATGCGCCGCCACCTATCCGCACACATCGGAGCCAACGAGGCCGAATCATGGATGGACGGGCAACTTGGCATCCGTGTTTTCCAACTCCTCACAAACTCCCCTGAGACGACCGAGGAAGACGGATACCGCGTGACGACTTGGAAGGTATCCGCGATAGCCTGCCAAATTTGACTTTCGCAGGGTTTCGGGGCAATCTTTGTGCATGGCCGCAACCGTATTTTCCGCCGCTCAATTTGGGCTTGCCGACGACTCTACCGCAACCGGACTGCTTGTCGCATCCATGTCTTTTAGTGGGACATCCAGCCTTGCGCAAGCACCTGACCACATCGGTAATACTGCCGGATTTGCCGTCTTTGAGCGCAAGAAAGACATCACTTTTTCCGGCGTAATCAAAACCAAAGGAACCGGATTAGTTGGATCAATGGGAACGCTTGTAACGCTGGCAAATACCACTAACAACACCCGCACGCGACTTTCCGAAGGGCTTGGAGTTACGCCAGTGGCAAACAGCGGCATTGTGATTACAGGAAACGACATCACGCCGACCAACTCCGATTTTGAAGGCGGATCGGGAACTGGTATATTCTTCCCCGGCGTAGCGGTCAACTCTCCCGTCACTTTGACCTGATAGAATCTTTATGACATTAGAAAATTTAGGACACGCAAGAACATCGGGAGACATTAACCTAATCGCCACAATGATGGCACTAGGTATTCCGCTTGACCCGACTTGTCCCGTATCCATGATTGACCGTGACGGCGCGGCTTATTCAGCTTACCACGTTTGTGAGTATTCATCAGACGGAATAGAATCATCCGACATGATTAGCGCGTATTGGGCAGGATATGAATCAGCCCCACCGGATCACGGATACCGTTATATTTCAGAATTCATCCGTTCCAGGACTAAAGGTATTCAAAGAACATCCGACTTATTGGATTTTGCCGTTGATTACCTTACTCAGCGCGGGCATCGCCTCACCGGATTCCAAAGCATTGTTGACATCCCTGATTTTGTCGCCGCGCTTCCCAATCACGAAGCCAGCTATATCTTGGCGTATGTCTGGAATCGTGAAGTTTGCTACCAACTGCACAAGCTAGCATCCCGCAAAGTCTTTTACGAAGACGGACAAGGCGACGATACGCGCCGCGCCATTATCGACACGCGACTTCCAAAATGGAAAGCGAAGGAAATTCTAGCCAGACTTGAAGGATAAAAATATGAAAAGAGAATGCTTATTGTCACAATCATACATCGGGGAGCCGATGATTTTCAAAGGAACCGAATTGGCTTACAGCCCGCTTGTGAATGAAATCTTGCGATCAATAAAAACCGCATTTTTTCACGGACGTGGGGGCAACGATCAAACAGAGCATCACGGGATTTGCGAGGGGATCATGGTGATGGATATGGTTGCACGGAATGCCAAGCAAGAGATTCACACCCATATAAATCTCCCGCCTAATGATCGGTCAAAAGCCGTCCTTGCTTTTTACATCGACAACGAAGCGGAGATTGAAGCGATTAAACCCGCGCTTGTTGCTCGGATGGAATCAGCAATCGCCGCCAGTGTAGAAAGTGAGGGATCGGGAAAGCCTCACCCGCAAGCCCAGGACTCTTAGCTATCATTGACTTTTTTTGTATCCGCCATGAACTCGACAGCGACACGGTTATGCGCAAGTGGGAATTATCCCGCATCTTGCAGCTCCTACACGCGGAAGGCATTTATCGCGGATCATTGTATCAATGGCGCAACTTTGGCGAGCCTTCGCAAGAACTACTCGACAAACTTGACACGGACTCAAAAGCCGTTGACTGGAATGAACTAGAACCTCAATACGCACCATGATCGGAACAACTGTCAAAATCGGATTCGACTCAAGCGCAGTAGGGCGCGGCATGGCGAACATGGGGCGCATGTTGAGCAAAGGGCTTGGACGCATCGGCACGGGTGCAGCGGAGCGCGTAGGACATCAGATGACCGACCTTATGGGGCGCATCGTAATGGCGATTCCTGACGCATTGCGTGAAACCGCAGATTGGGCGGGCAACATGACCGACATGTCCACGCAAACTGGA